GAAGTAGGTTTTGATACAACTGTTATTTTTCCAGTGCCATCAATTTGGGCTACAGTGCCTTTTGGTAAATTGTAAGCAGTTAATTCTTTTTCTCCTAAAGTTCTTACACCTTCGCCAGTTCCTTTAGCCTTTTCAACAGATAAAATAGTTGCAGGTAATTTAGATACACCTTCTCCTAATGCACTAAATACAGGAGCTAAACCTTTTCCTTTAGCTTGTAGTAATGGAGCAGCAAGTGTTGCAGCATATATAGCTTTTTCTTTTGGAGATAATGCACTTATACCTCCTTCTTGAAAATGTTTGATAGTCGGTTTTAAATTTTTAAAATATCTATCTTTAAATAATTTTCTAGTTAATACTTTATCCATACTACCTCGGTTGCATCAAGTTGTAAGCAGAGTATGCACCTAGTCCTGCACCTAATGCTTGTCCAACTGGGTTTGCACCGGGAGCCGTGGTTGCTGTAAGTGTACTCTGTGTTGTTGGTAAATTTGTCATAATACCTTTTAAGAATTCTATTCTTTGATAAGGTTCATATTGTCTTTGTAATGCAGTTTGTCTTTGTGCCTCTAGTCCTGCTTGACCAATTCCTCTTTGAACACCACCTGCCTGCATTTGAGCTTGAATGTCTGCAAGAGACATGGCTTGTTGTTGAGCCCCTAAAGCACCTAACGAAGTTCCAGCGGATAATTGTTGCTGCCTTTGAGTTTGTGCTGCACCTAGTGCAGTTTGAAATCCTTGTGCTTGTGCTTGACCTATGTTTGCTAATCTAGCTCTTTCTATTTCAGCTTCTGCAATACCTTGTCTTGCACCACCAAATGCACCTGCACCTACTGCTTGTGCACCTAATCTGTTTGTTGCCATTTGTGCTTGTCTTGTAATTTCATCAGTAACATATGACTGATATGGATTTAAAAATTGTGAAATATTAGGAGCAGCTTGTGCACCTTGTAAAGCAGTTATACCTTGACCAACAGTTCCAGCACCAACACCAACCTGCCCAGCTTGTGTGATAGCAGCTTGTTCTAATCCAGAAAGTGGAGCAACTTGTACTGCAGGTAATGATACTGGAGCAGAAGCTAGTTTAGCAGCTTGGTCATAAAGAGAAAGTTTTCTAGCTTCAACTCCTGGAGCTTCTCTTTGTGTTACAACTGATGAACCAGATTGTGTCTGGCCACCGCCTCCACCGCCTCCACCGAATATAAAACTCATTACTTAATCTCCTTTGTATATAAATATCTTTTAACATCCCAACCTTTTGTTTTTAAAAAAGGTTGCCAACCAGGTCTTGCATGTACTGCAATTCTTTTACAATTTGCAGATTTAGCAAGTCTTTCTATTGTATCAGCAAGTTCGTCTTGCCACAATTCTCTCTTCTCACCCTTTAACAAAATTACTTCACATTGATTAAAATTAGGAAGTAACGTGATTCGTGTAACACATACACCAAATACTTTGTATTGAATACCATCATCAGAACCAAACATAACAAATAATTGCATTTGATTGTTTTTTATTAATTGTTTCAAGTCTTCAATACTCATAGGGTCACCATCATATTTTAAACCCTCTCGCAACATAAAGTCTACTAAATTCCAATACTCATCAAGCATTCTAGGAAAAATTTCAAGTATCTCTACTTGTTTTTTTATTTTAGTTTGGTTTGCTTGCATTGACTAAATCGTAAATTCTTTTTAATTTTTTTTGTTGATCATAAAAAAAGTCAGCTCCTGCTTTTCTCATACCTTTAAAACTTTTTGGGTCTGCACCAGATAATATACCTGCTCCTAATACTGCATCTGCACGTGATACAAATTCTCCATCTGCTAATTGTGCTAACATAGTATCTTCATCTTTATCTCCAGCACCTGCACCATCTTCTACATAACCTTCTGCTCTAACATAATTGTTAACATCATTTTCGTTGTGATCTATTTTAGATGGAAGATAATTTACACCACCTTGATTATATTTTGGTATTGCTGTTGCAAGTCCACCTTGGTTTGCATAAAACATATTTGAACCAAAAACTTCTGATCTAGTAGGCATTGCGTTAGTAACTGGATCAAAACCACCTTCTAATTTTGTTGATTGTTGTTCATAAGCTTTTTTATAATCCTCTTCTGAAAAAATAGGTTTTACTTCTTCTTCTTCTCCTAGTAAAGGTAAAACAGAACTTGCAATCAAAGCAGTTTCTAATTTATTATCTTTAGCTTTTTTTAATAATGCTTGAATACCTGTTGGCTCTACTGCACCTTTTTTTGCTGCACCCATAGCTCCTTCTTTAAAAGCAACTTCTTGTAAAGCTGGTGTTCTAAATTGTGCACCTGCGACTTGTGATTTACTTAATTGTGGTAATCCTGCTGCTTGTTGAGCTACCGCAGATTGTCCACCAAAACCTATAGAAGAAAAAGCCGGTTGTGAAAAAGATTGAGGTCCTACACCTGCAGCTCCTAAAGCATAAGAACCACCACCAATTATGGCTGCATCTCTCAATGCTCTTTTTGTTGATTTACCCCGAAGTTTTTGTACGCCAAACGTGGCTAGTGCTAATGTAAATGGATCCATATACTAATTTCCTAATTATAGCATATATTAACATTTTACTTAGCTGGTATCAACTCATCGGCAAATCTGCCCTCATATGAGTATTCTCCAATATGTGAAATACGATCATCGACATAAGCATAACACTTGCCTCCAATATCTTTCCATAATTTACAAAAACTAAAATCTTCACCTAAATAAGTTTTGGTTTCAGGGTCATGTATACAATCAAAAAAATTCCACATATGTGGTCTATCAACATATTTACCATTTATAACTGTCTTTTGTACAATCCCCTTGTCTGGATATGCTTTGATAAGCTTATCAAATACTTGTCTTTTAATTAACATACAACCGGTTGGACTATGAGTTACTTCCATAACACCATTTTCAAGTTGAATATTTTTAGGGTCTTTAACTTTCATTGGATAAGTGTTCACCCACTTTTTTAAATCATCAGGGCTTTTAATTTGATTGTTTTGCATTTTTTGAAATAGTTTATCCCACATCATAGTTTTTAACGGATAAGGTATAGATATTATTTCTTTGTCTCTTTCGACCATTTTTAAAATTGATGGTGGATGAAAATATATATCTGAGTCTACAAATAACAAATGTGAAGCTTTGCTTTCTAAAAAAGAAGATACACATAAATTACGACCCTGAGTAACAAGTGAAGATTTTATTAAAGAGAAAGTTATTTTAATTTTTTTATCTAAACAAAGTTTTTGAAGTTCAAGTAGTGCTTGTGCATAATGTATAGAACATTCACTATGTACGGGTGTACAAACATGAATAGAAAAAGCAGTTGACCATTTTTCTTCCTTATCATTTTTCCATATCGGATTTATTCTTTTTTGATATTCATCTGGAAGAACTTTAAACTCTTTTAACGTTTGGTAAGTGTCTTCATTTACAAATTCATTTTTTTCGTTCATGTAAAACTCCTTTTAAAAAACTTGTCCATTCTTCTCCTTTTTTATTCCAGTTATAAAATCTTTTATAGAATTTCTGCTGTTCTTCAAGATGTTCTTGAATATAATCTTCATGTAAATAAGATGCAGCATGTTGTATTGCATTTGCAGTATCAATAGCCATTTGTTCGTAATCACTACTATAGTTGATGTAAGTAGGCCATTCAGAGCATGTCTCGAACAAAGCTCCAAAATTATTTGTAATTACATGTACACCAGATGCTAGAGCCTCTAAAGCTGAAGCACAAGAAGTTTCTTCAAATATAGATGGATATACGAACATATCATAATTAGGCATCATCTCTCTAATATATTCATTAGGTTTATAACCTATATAATTTACATTAGGTAAACTTTTGGCTTGTTCATACAAAGGTAAAAAATCTTTTTCATTTTTTTCTGCAAATTCTGAACCATAAATTTTACAAGAAGAGTAGACATCTAAAACTATATTAGAATCTTTTATTTCTTGCATTGCTCTAAGTAAAACATTTAAACCTCTCCAAGGAGTACAATGGTGTACAAGTTTTATAGGAGTTCCTTTTTTATATATTTTTCTTATTGGAAAATCTTCTATACCATTTTTAATTACGATAGATTTACTTTGAGGTATATCAAAGAAAAGTCTAAACTTTTCATAGTTCCAATGACTATTAAAAACATACCAATCATATTCATTGTGTCTTGATTTGTTTGCAAAGAATTCATGTAAATTAGGTTGATCATAAGAATTTTTTTGCCATAGTATATTTACTTTATTTGGATCGATTGGCACTTTTCCTGGAATAGATGTACAAATTTGAACTTGATCTAATAATTCTTTTGGAACATACTTATTAAGCATTTCCATTTGTAATTCGGTAGCACCTCTAGGTTTCATTATTTTTTTGTTAAAGCATCCATTGATACTCTTGTAACTTTTATTTCAAGGTCTTGCCTAAAATCATCTTGAGTTGTATCAATATTAGGATCTTTAACTTCAGCATCGAATTCTTCTTTTGTTTTATAAACTTTACCAGTTCTTTTGTGTTTAATAATTTCTTTTGCTTCCGCAGGTATTTTGGGTAAATTATTTGTCATCTTTTTTTTCTTTTTTTTTATCTTTTATTTTTGCATTTGCTCTACCTAAAGCTTTAAGCGTATTAAATAAAATATTAATCAATTCCTCTGTTTTATTCATATCTAATTCTAATGCAGTTTTTTCTTGAATAATTTTTACTTCTTCAGGTGTAAAATCAATTCGTATGTAATCATCATTTACAGCAATTAATTTCATGGTCTGCCTTGTCTATTATATTTTTTATTATTTTGCAACTTCTTTTTTTTATTAGGACTCTTACAATGACGGCCTGGACGCTTACGAGGTTTTGGCCTTGGTACGAAGTGTACAAATTTTTGTCTAGCCATTTTCCTGTGATCTATCTAATAATGCATAAGATACAATACCTTGAATTTCATCGGCTGTACCTGCAGTCATTTTTAGCACATCTCCTGCCTCTAAAACTAAAGTATGATTTATAATATCTATTGTTGTTGTTGCTGCTATTTGTTCATTAAATATTCTAAAAGTTGCAGTTGCAGAAGTGTCTGTAACTTGCACACTTAAACTTACTGCTCCAGTTGAACCATTGTTAATTTGTATTTGTTTTATTAAAATTGTTGCATCACTAGGGGCTGTAAAAACACTAGTTGTTCCAGTAGTTGTTAAATTAATACCTTCATTTTTGTATCTAATTGTCATGATATAAACCAGGTAAAAGTATCTTGTTCATTTTTTAATTCTTGTTGATATGAAGTGTTTAACTTATCTTGCATAGTTCGTAAAGACTGATTTATCTGTCTTTGATTTTCTTCAGTATAAAGAGGTGATGGTTCTGGAATTACAATATCTACTCTAGCCATTATCTCATTCCATCTGGTTGAACGTCTGCTCTAAACGTGCCATAACGCCAATTTTGATCTGTTGAAGTATTTTCTACTTTTAAACTTGCAAATCTTGATCGTGCTCTAGTATCAACTTTTTCTGTAGAACTTGATATAGTAAAAGGTCCGAGAGGCGAGGAGCTTGCAGTATCAGAAGGAAATCTTCTTAAATTTATAGTGATCTGACAATTACCTGTAAGTAACTTAAAATCAGGAATAAATCTTCTCATGCTCATAAAAAATTGACCATCTCCTCCCTGACTTAAATCAAAATCCCCAGATTGTATAAAAGCTGGAATTGCAGTTTTATTACCTTCAGAGTCTACTTGATTAACTCCTGTTTCATGTGCGTAATAAGTAGTTGCACCATTTATATTTGTAATACCTTGAATCGTTGGAAAAGTTGGAACACTAGTTGAACTAAATTCTGTAGCATAGGGCACATCATATAAATTAGCATCAGCCCAAGTTGTTCTAGCTAATGATCCAGTTGTCCACGTACCATTTTGATAATTATATGTTACACATCTGTCAACCAATGAACTACCATTTTTTGGATAGAACCAAGTTATTTCTTCATAAAGATGATTAAGACCAGCATAGACTGATTCACCATCTCCATAATTAACTCCTAAATTAGATCCTTTAGTTGTAAAAACAAAATCCTCTACTAAACATGGTAAAGCTTTAACAGTACCATCATAAACAAAAAAGCCACCTGATTCTCCCATCCAGTACACAGCTCCATTAACATACTTCATTGCATGTTGACCAATACATCCACAATTAGAACCAACTTGTCTTACAGAAAATGTAAACGGAGGTCCCACAAACTGAATTACATATGCAGCATTATCAGTTAATACAAAAGTATAATCTTTACCTTTTATTGCTCCAACAATTTTTGTACCAGAATCAAGTCTAAAAAATCCTGCAGTGTTAACTGAAGTTGGGGTATAGTCTGTAATATCTTCCTGATCAGAAAATCTTATAAACATTTTATCTTGCGTTCCTGGACTTCCAATTGTAGTTTCAGTTCCAAGCATAAATAGGTGTCTGTCTCTATCAGAAACTAAAGACATTACAGATTGTGTTGGTGCATTTGAAATTATGATAGCTCTAGTAGTAAGTGCATTAGGATTTGAATTAATAGGATTCCAAGAAAATGATTTTCCATTTTTAATAGTTGCTATTAATTGTTCTCCAAAATTATCTAGTGACCATGAAGCTGGATCAACACTTAGAGTTTGTGATAAAGAAGATTCTCCCCACCCAGTAAAAAATTCTACACCTGATCCATCAGCATGAGCAGATCTAGTACCCGCCACTGCTCTCGTTATTCCAGTTAAATCATTTGTTGAAATACCCGTATAAGAAATAAATTCAGCCCCTACTTTAATAGTACCTGATGTTGGAAAACCACTTGTTGAAGCTAAAGTAATAGAAGTTCCAGACCCACCTGTTCCTGCAGTGTCATCTAATAAGGCACCATTAAGAGTTCCAAATACTTGTTGACCTCCACCCCATAAAGCAGTGCCCCATCCAAATCCAAAAGTTGAACTTAAATTTCCAGGTTTTACATAAGGGTTTATAGTAGCTGATCCACTACCATTAACAGTTGTACCTGCTGCAGAAGCCATAGTAATTGTAAATTCGTCACTATCAGGAACTGTGATTACTTGAAAAGTGTTTGTCTCAAAATCTGCTGTTGTGTAACCAGCTCCACTTGGAGGAGTTACCGATGTAAAAGTAAATAAATCTCCTGGTTCTAAAGAATGTGCAGCTTTATTAACTGTAACTGTAGCAGACGTGTTTACAGTATCAAAAGTACATCCAGTCAATGCTGTGTCTAAAGGAGTAATATCATAAAAAGCTCCTTCATAATAAATAATTAAAACTTTGTTTGTTCCTATAGCTCCATATTTTCTTCCATCTAAATCTGCCCATATAAATTGTTCTCTTGCTGCACCAACAATTGTGTTATCTAAAATTTCTGCCCATCCACCTATTTTTTCTGGTAGACCATATCTAAATCTAACAAAATCACCATCAGTCCACTGACCCTCTGCACCAGTTTGTGTTACTTGTTTATTAAACCCAGGTTGTATTTGTACGTTTGTTAAAGGCATGTCATATTATACCATTTTAATTATACTTCTTAAAGTTCTTGCTTATCGTTGATTTTATCATTTTTGTAGTCTGCAAAAGGACCATCTTTGTTAACATAGTGTAAAAAAAATTGAAAATGATAGTCTCCCTCATATGGTTCTCTCCAATGTTGTAATTCACACCCCTTATAAAATACAGCATCACCTGGCTTCAAAGATACAGGTTTTCCCTCCATATAAATAGGCCAGTCAGGTTTATCTGCATCAACAAAAATTGTTACACTATATTCACAAGAAGGCCTATCTTTGTGGCTATCTAATGTAGACTTATAAGTATAACATCTCCAAAAAGAATAAGTATGGTTTAATCTTAAACCAACCTCTTCTTCAACTTTATTTTTTTTAATTTTTAAAATAGAATCTAATAAAAAATCTTTATAAACACCAGAGTCATAATTAATGTTATCTGCAGCAAAGTCATAACATTTTCTTTGTTTACTTTTTAAATATTCTGCACACAAATTTATTTCATCTTGAGATAAAAAATTTTTGACTACCTTATATTTTGCTCTACCTAGCTTATCCATGATACTATTACAAACCTTGTTCCTTCAGTTACTTTTTGAGCAGTATGTGGGTACATAAAATTAGAAGGCCATAATACTAATTTTCCCACTTCTGGTTTTACTTCTTTTATAATTTCATTAGTTTTTGGACAATGGAAAGTTAGACTTCCACCCTTATAATCATTATTTAAAAAAATAATAACGCTTAGTAATCTCGGAAAATTAATATTGTAATCTGTATGTGTTTTGTAAAAATCTCCAGCTCCATATTTAAGTATAGATATTTCGTTTATTTGAGAAGCTGAAAATTTTGTATAAAATTTATTTTCAAAATTTTTAATTGAAGTAAAGATTAATTTAGAAATTAAATTGAACCAATGATTTTCTGTAAAACTTTTATCCTTACTTAGACATGATCCTTTTACTTTTCTATGTGTGGTATTAATTATAGATTTTTCTTTATTTTCTTCTGTTATAATTCCTTGAGCTTCAAATTCTAATTTATTTGCAAACTGAATCAAATTGCCAATTGTTCTTGGTGCTAGAGTTGGATGTACAATGTGTATAAAGTCTTTTATGTCCATTTTTTCTTTTTCCATACTTTTGTTTTATAACTATGTAAAAAGGAAGTCCAAAAACCAATTCCAATATTTGGTTTACTATCTTTTTTGACTTCCATTTTCCAATGGTCTCTTTTGAAAGGAATTACTTGAACATAAGGTGTGCCTGCTTTGATAGAGTAAGAATTTTCTTTAGTGTGTTTTTTAAAAACAATAGGAAAATTAATTTTATTTCTGTAAATATCAGTATCAACAATTCCAGAAATAATTTCAAAATTATTTTGATTATTATTTAAAACATTCAAGAATAAACAAGAATAACCTTTTGGTGTTCTTATAGTCCAAGGATTCATAATTTTTAAAAAAGGCATTCCGTTATTTTTCTCTATCATTGGAGAACCCTCTAATTGATTTTTATCATGAAAAGTTGAATCTATTTTTTCTGGACTATTAGTAATATGATCCTTACTTGCAATATTCAAATTAAGATGAATTTTATCATCTTTATGTTTGACTGCTAATTCCATATCAGTTGGAACCTTTAATATATAGCCAGAAGTAATAGCATCTAAAAAAGGCATACAACCTTTTATTGTTTTTTGATCTATTTTATGGTCTAATTTTTTAAACCAACTAGGAATATTTAATTTAGTTGGAATAGGAAGTATATTGGGACTATTTTTAATATATTCTTCCTCTGCGTAAAATTTTATTTTACATTCATTAAACATTGAGTTTTTATACCACTTGAAAGTGGTAAGTCAATTAAGTATTAATATGTGTAGCTAAAGAAAGAGGATGCATTGAGTTTGCACATCTATCACAAATATCTTTTTCTATATTTCCAGTAAAAGGAAAAGATATACTTGATACATCAATTAAATCCAACTCACTTAAGAAAAGTTCTATTTTATCTTTTTTACTTTCGTTCCAATCACATTCTTTATAAATATTCATTTCCTGTTTAAACCATTTAATTTGATCTTCGTATTCAGTTTGATTTAGAATTTTTGGATTTCCATTTTCATCTTCTGGTGCTGGAATATCAATCCAAGTTAAAGAATTATCTTCATTAACTGTAAATGTTTTATTGTAAGAAACAAAATTATTATAGTCAGAATCTGAAATTTCTAAAACATGATAAACAGATTCTAAACCAACACTTTCACTGGATGATAAAATTCCAGATAAATTTATTCTTTTAATTTCTTTGTTTAATGAAAAAAGTAACTTTGCCATAATAATTACCCTATATCCTCAAAAACCAAAATTAAACCATTTCCACCATCATTGTTTATCGAACTGGGACCATTATATGTTTTTCCTCTACAATGTTTCGATTGACTTACATCTCCGAAAGTTCGATCAAAATTTTGTGTGCCTGAGGATGGACCTGATACTTGGTAAGAAATAACTGCTCCTGGAGCAGTACCTGGGTTTCCTCTCGCACCAAACCCTGATCCTGCATTACCTGCATTAGCAGTAAAATTACCAAATGTTGAAGCATTACCAGTATTACCAGATGCATTTGGACTTCCATTGTTTCCACTAGTACCAGCTGCATAATTTACTGTTAGGGCTTGAGTAATACTTGTTACATAAACACCTACCCCACCTGATCCACCCACACCAGGAGGTCCAAAAGTTCTAACTCCTGAGCCACCACCACCCATAAGTACTTGAACTTTTGATGTTGTTGGTTGTGATGTAAAAGAATTACCTGGGTATGTTGTACCATCGTCGCTATTTAAAGTTAAGACCATATTTCCGCCTCCAGCAGTACCGGTAGATGCAGCTGTTAGTCTTCCTTGTGCATCTACAGTAATTGATGCAAGTGTATATGAACCTGCACTAACTGAAGTATCTGCAAGTTTTGCAGCACTAACCGCATCATCCGCAATTTTTGCAGTGCTAACTGCAGAATCTGCAATTTTTGCAGTAGTAACATTAGCATCTAAAATACCAGCAGTAACAACTGCGTTATCTGAAATTTGAGCAGCTCTAATTGCATCGTCTGCAATTTTAGCATTTGTAACCGCATCATCTGCAATTTGTGCAGTTCCAATAGTTCCCCCTAAAGTATCTAAGGATACTTCAGTTATATTTGTACCATCAGAGTATGCAGCATAAATTTTTGCAGCGTCTGGAGAAAATCCAGTCCCTGATACAGTTTTAATTGTTAAGTTAGATGGATTTGTTAATCCTGAACAATCAAAAATATAAAATTTTTCAATTGAATTAGGCACAGTACAAATTGTACTAGCTGCAATTGTTGCAGTAGCAAATTTGATTACCATATTTCTTGCGTTTGATAATGTACCATCAGTCATAGCAAGAGCTAACGTACCTCCTGATGATAATGTTACTTGTTCAAAACCACTAATGGCTTGTTGAATTAATCTTAAATTTTGATTTGTTTTATCTCCCCATGTACCAGCGTTTTCGCCAGTTACCATAAGTTCTAGTTTTAAATCTGCGGAATAACTTGATGTCATAAATAAATTCTCCTAAAATATCTTAATTATACATTTTCTATGCTGCCAAATCAACCTCTGACCATGTATTAGTTACACCTGGATTTACTTCTTGCCAAGGTGTTACTGCAACATTACCTATAGAAGAAGTCATTTGAATACCTGTAACATCAATATTAGCTAAACCAATCACGGTTACTGAACCAATAGAACTAGATAATTGTAATCCTCCAACACCTATAATTTGACCAGGTATTTCAGCATGTTGACCTAAAGTTAAAGTTGCTGATTGTCCAGTAACTGATTCATTTGTAGATTGAACCAGAGTAAAATCTCCCATGGTAAATGAAGCTTGAATACCAGTTACATCTACAGGAGTTTTAAGTCCAGCAATTGTAGTTCCTATTGATCCAGTTAATGATCCAGCACTACTTACTGTAACATTAGCATCAGCATCGAATTCTGATGCTCCAATCGTAAAGTCTAGTTGATCTTCAGCTGCAAATACAGTTATGTCAGAATCTATTTTTAGTGAAAAACTTCCAAATGTTGAAGTTAAAGAACCAGCACTTGTAACAGAAACCGATACATCAGTTTTTCCAATAGCAGAACCAATTGAAGAAGTTAAAGTTTGTCCAGTTGCTATAACAGAATAAGCTCCACCCCATGCAAGGTTACCCCAAGTTCTTCTACCCCAACCAATTCCTGTTAGTTCGTCTTCATCTACTGTAGCAGCACCAATACTACTTGCTATACCCAATGAACCAACTGGTACACCAATACCAATAGTTACTCCACCAACAGCCATGGATTCTAAACTTCCAGTTACTTGAACTAAAGCAGAAGTACCACCAATTGTTGTACCTTGAGATGATGTTAATTGAACACCAGTAACAGAGACATCCGCATTTGCGGTTGTTGTAACAGAGCCTTGAGCAGAAGCTAACGAAACTCCTGATCCACCCCAGTCATTAGAACTCCAAGTGGATTGACCCCAATATTCAGAGCCTGGCGACTGAACTGGAACTGTAATGTCAGCCACTAGGCTCCTCCTTTAAATTAAGCTAATCTTAAAATCGCAGCAGAAGTTGTAAACGCTGGAAACTGAATTGTAAATGTTCCAGACGTTGCAGTTTTATCTGCACCAAAATCTAATACTGCTACAGCATCAGTAGTATTTGAACCACCATCTGTTGTTGTATTGTAAATTAATGCTCCTCTAGCAGTTAATGTAACTCCTACAAAAGATAAGTCAGCAAAATCAGTGATAGCCACTGAAGATGAAACTTTAACACCTTGATTTACTAAAGCTTTTCCACCTGCAGTATATCCTGATGGTGAAGAAACTTCATTTGCAGTTGCATAGTTTGTAGTTGATTTACCTAAAGTTGCTGAACTTGTATACATCGCTAATTTATAAGTATCTGATGATGTATCAAAATCATGTTTTGCTTGAAGTAATTCTTTTTTAAAAGAATCACAGATTGCATTTGTTGTTATTGCCATAATTATTCTCCTTTAAATTTATGGACTAGGAGAATCGACTTTGATTCTTGGAACTCCGTCTTGATATTCTCCTCGTCTTCTTCTACCCATTTGTTGTAGGGCAAAATTTTGTGTTTCTTCATTATACTTTGAATTATAGAGGTTGTATAGATTGTCGGGTCCTTTAAGAAATCTGAACGCTTCAGCTAACACCCCATGCAGTAACATTGATTCCTGATAAGTTGATAAAAATGTGTTATTTGATGAAGTAAAGTTAGGTGGATCAATTATATAATTAATTTGAATTTCATATGCTTGATCTGGCATTGGAGCTACTAATAAAGTAAAATCATCCCAATTTGCCCAATATTTTGGTAAAGCTTGAGTAGAGCTACTATTAAATTCTGATATAAAACTAGTGTCTCTTTTTTCTAAAAATGTTCTTGTACCCGAATCGATTACTTGAACAGACCTTATTATAATTAGATCAGAGGGTAAAGTTACATATCTATTTGCAGCAGTAAAATTTGATGTTGAATATTTTCTTAAATCATCGTAATCAACTTTTCCTGCTATATCTAATTCAACAGACCTAATAAAATCTTGAATAATTGCATCAGTTAAAACATTACTATCAACTTCTGTATAGTTTCTAACTTGAGTTAAAAAATTTGCATGTGTTACAGCCATTACGTAATACTCACTCCTACATTACCTATTGTTGAAATTAACTCTCTTCTTCTATTTTGAAGAGATGGATCTTCTGGAACCATACTATGTATTGTTGTTGTAATACCATTTGATGTTACTTGAAAATCTTGAGTTCTAAATGCAAAATCTCCTGGCAAAGATAGATTAGCTACTCCTACAAATATTCCACCTGAATCTGCAATTGTATCATCATTAGGAGCTTGAGGATTTATAGCTGATATATCCGTTGGTTGTTGAAACTTCATTGTTCTTGGATTCTGTAAAGCTATAGCATCGGCTTTGTGATAAGGTGGATCTAATTGTGGATGCTTTGGTTCAAATTCAGAAATATGCACCAATGCACCAGTCCATTCTTTTACCATTTCTCTATAAGGAAATGCTTGGCCTGATCTATCAGATATAGCTAATGATCTTTTTCCACTTGCATAAGCCATTATACACCATCTCCAAAATATGTTTGAGGAGAAATATAAACTGAAGTTCTCGAACCATCTTCATTTAATGCTCTTAATAATTCATCCTCATAAAGTTGTTTTAATAATTGAATTCTATCTGGAGATTTTTTTTGTGATAAATAATATGCAAGACCAGAACACATGCATGGTAAAAATCTAAAAGGTACATCTGGATTATTTGTGTAAGATCCAGCATCTTCAATTCTATCAATTGAATAGTATTTTAACGTTGTAAAAGTTGATGCATCTGGAGCAAGATAAACACTTATTGTTGGTTGTGTTTGTCTATCAACATAATATTGTGATGGTTGACCTGTTGTTAATTTATTTGGTAAAGCGGAATAAGCCGATCTATCTATTTTTGTAAGTGCAATATCATTTGTAGAAGAAGTACCTTGTCCAGTTATATTTTGTACTGGAACACCAGCAGCATGAGCCACGGCTAACGAACCACGAGCTCCCCTTGTTGCTCCAGTTAATGTGTTTGTAGATTTACCAGTATAAGTAATAAATTCTAATCCTATTTGAAGTGTACCACTTGATGCAAATCCAGTAGCATCTGTTAAAACAACACTTGTTGCAGTGCTGGTTAAAGCAGTATTTAATGTTCCATTTACTGCACCACTAGAAGAAATATAAGCCTCTAAAACATCGTTTACTTGAATTGGAACTGAATACGTTGCAACTCCAGCTGTAAATTGGATTTGATTTAATTTAACTTTCCAGAGATGAACACCTCTGTTACCCCACTCTGAAAATAAAAGATTTAAACTTCTTCTGGCACTTCTTATATCATAACCACTATTAGTTCGAATACCACATCTTTCGTATGCTTCTTCTATAATATCATCGATTTGTAAATCGAATGTAGTAGTTCCTGACGTTGCCATAATTCATTACATTATATCTTTATAATAATCTAAAGTCTTTCCTGCGGGTAAACTTTCATCTTGTAGACCCATTCCTGAAGTTCTAGCTGCACCAAAACCTTTAGTTGACTTCATTTCACCACCTAAGAATTTTTTATCTACCTGATTATCAGATTTTTGTTTGTTACGTTCTCTCATTAACTTTTTTAATCTTTCTTTTCTTTTAGGGTCATCCATCATTTTTTTTGCTTCTTCAGGAGTAAATCTTTGCAGTAGGGTTTGAAATTTTTGAACAGTACCTTTGTTTTGTTTAGTAGCAGTTGATACAAATTCTTTTGCTTTACCTAATACATCTTTACCTTTGTAATCACCTTGCATTTTAAATCCAAGTTTGTAATCTTTTTTAGCTAACACACCTTTTTTGGCTTTTAACATTTTACCTTTTTCTCTTTTAGAACTTTTAGATGCACCAATCATAGATTCTGTTTTTCTAATATCTCTTTTATCATCATCTTTTGTAGACATAGTACCTGATTTAGCGTAAGTCATTTTACCTTTTTTTGCAAAACCCATTCTATTTCTTACCTTTTCAGGTAGCTTTGCAAGTCCTGGATTTTTTTCTTTATTCACTGGTTTTAACATATCAATTCTCCTTAAGTTTCTATCATACCACCATAATACTTCTTGGTAAAGGTGCTTACATTTGTTGGTTTACCACCCACTCCTTGAGCTTTACTTCTTTTTCTCGCAACGGCACTCCTCTTTTGAGAGTCTGTCATCCTCGCTGCTTTGGCAGCAGGGACGCATTTTGGATACTTCCGTTTTTGATCCGATGCTAACTTTGAACGGCCACAAGGTGCGTAAGAACCATCTTTTCGTTTGCTTCCAATATCTACCCATTTTTGATCAAACCATTTTTTAAGACTCATTAGAATACGCCTTTAAAACCTTTACCTCTGATAGCTGCTCCTGTTCCTCTAGCCATACCACCTTCACTTCTTTTTTTTAATTTTTTAGTGATATTGAACATTACATTTTTATTTTTTCCTTGCTTTCCTGCTGTCAAAGAAAATTCAGAAGAGTCACCTTGATCAATACTACCTTTTTTTATACTAAGAGAAACCTTACTATTTATATTTTCTTTACTTAATTTACTAATCGGTTTTTCTAGTCCAGCAGAAACCAATGTATTACCTTTTCCAAAACTTACACCTGCTTTTGGTGTAGTAACAAAGTCATTATCATCTATGCCGAAAGTACCCCCGACTGTAGAGTCAGAAAGTGATTTTTTTAAATAATCTGGTATATTCTTTTTCTTTCCCATTAAAATACTCCTTTAAATTTTGTACCTCTTATTGCTGCTCCAGCTCCTCGACACATGCCCCCATCTCTTAACCCTTTAGCCTCTATTTTTTTTGCATCTCTAAAATCTGCTCTGTCTTCATCATCTCCAGCTTTTCTAGCATCAAAAGGATTATCGAAAAATTTTTCTTTTCTACCACTTCCAACTAATTCTTCTGCTGTTTGATATCCTTTTTTCTTTTTTTTATTTTTAGTCATCGTAGTTAAATAAATACGTTTACCCTTGGGTAAATCTTTTAAAATTTTTTTACTTCCTTTAGGTAAGTTTCTTAATATTGTAGACTCATCACTCATCTAACATTCCTTTGTAATAATTAGTATAACTTTTATTTGAAACTTCGTGACCTGCAAGATTGCCTTTTATGTAACTTCCATCATATGGTTCTAGTTTTTGTGCGAATTGTCCATCAGAAGCTTTTACAACAGATTTTAATGTTTTAGCTTGAGCAGCATGTAGTTTTGATGCTTTTTGTAAACCAGTTATTACTTTTTTAACTTTAGCTTCTCCACCAGAAACTTTACCAGCTGGTTTAGGTCCCTTAAAATCTTTTCTTTTTACACCACTTGGGTCTTTAATTTTACCCGCACAAATTTTACTAGCATAAGCATTAGCATATGCTGAAGGATATACTCGAAATTTTCTTTTAGCGGCCGCTTTGCCTCTAGCACATAGTTTTGTCATAGTGTTTAAGCCTTTTTCTGTTGTACAACTTTTTAGATTGTATCACTTTTGGCTTATAGTTTCTAGACCTTAACTTTTTTGCTACTGGATTTTTTATAAAGGTCATCATAGTACGAGCTAAGTCCTTTAACATTTGGAGCCTTTACTTTAAATTCTTTTCTAGTTTTTTTACCCCAACCTCTACCTAAGCCAGGTTCTAATAAACTTGGTATTTGTCCACGTGTTATTGCCATATATATTTATACCATAAAAGTAAGTAAATCAAAGATGACTAAATAAATATATCTTTTGCTTTACCTAATATAGGTTTGTATTTTGTTTTACCTTCTGATCGGTATGCATGTAAAAATTGTTTTCTATCCATACCCTCCGTTACGCTACAATGTATCCAACCAGAATTAGGTTCACCTGGAGTGTAAAATTCTAATATTAATTGATCCCATTCTAACTCTCTATGTATCCAATCTGCAAGTTCAGCATTATCAACGCCTACACATTCGAAATCTGCCGCTTCCGCTTTAGCATGTTGTGACCTGCTAGAGCTACCGATGGCTTCACATAATTCAGGGCTACGGAATCCGCTGGTCACCTTGACCCTGCCGAAGTGGTCACGTACCGGCTGTAAAATTTTTTCGCAAAGTGTTTTTAATTTTTCTATTTGTTCTGCGTTTGGATTATTATTAATTCCCTTACGAATTGCTGTGTCCGATTTAGTTAATTCTTCTAAAGTAAAATTACGTGAAAGTTCCATTATTATTTACCTCTACTAGTACATTTAAATTTAAACGATATTTTGTTTTTGTTGGTCCCACTCCTCTATGCTTCAAATTACTTTTAAAAATTTTAGCTTCATCTTCTATATCATATATTTTCTCATCACTTATTTCAATATAGCCATCAGAAGTATTTAAAGAATATAAAATAGAATAATGATTATTTTGGTCATGGTCACAATGATATGATCCTACTTCGTTTTGAGTGTAATAATTCCACATAATTCTTTTAATTTGTTTTAGATTTAAATTTAATTTTTTACATACAATTTCAGTTATTATAAAGCCAAAATCGTTTAATCTTATACTAATTAATTCATTTTTATATTTATCAAGACTAGTACAACACATCATTCCTTTAGTGTTTACATCTTTACCAAATATATTTTCATTATCAGATGTATCTTTACCAATCTCAAATCTAAGATCTGCTAAAATAGTTTTTAAATATTTTATCAAATTAGGTGTTAATATATTATTAACAATTTTATAATCCATTACTCAAGTATTAGTTTTTTTATTGATAAACTTCCGTCAATATTCGACTCTAATTCTGCCATAGATTTTATGCACTGGTATTTAACATGTCCATTAGGTTTTAACTGACGTTTAGCTACACGTGCCCCTTTGAGACATTCAGACATCGAAGTTTGTATACGTGCCTCCTTGATTTCTCCCTGTACAATCATAAGTAGGGCAACCACTAACTCTGTCATACTATCTTACCTTTGTTTTCACCTTGCTTGATAACATATTTTTGTGTTCCATGCTTGCCAGTTTCTACTTCTTTTTTTAAATTTTTTACAAACTTCATTTGTTTAGCTTTTTTTTCCATCGATTCAATGTAACCTATAATTTGTCTATTAATGCGTCCCGTTGCCATTTGCTCTTACCTTATCTTTTAATGTTTCTACATCTACTAACAATTTTTCAGTTTGTTTTTGTATAAACTGTATATTTACTTTGTTATGCATCATGTCTTCAATTCTTGTCTCAATCTGTTCTACAGACTTATATAGATCCTCGAGTAAAAAATGTTGCTCCTGATCGGTAGGGATCTGCTCAGATTTTTTTAATAAATCATTTTCAAACAGCTCACGTGATGTCTCCAGCGATACTAACCTTGCCGTGAGCTCGGTGTATGCGAACACGCCAGCTGCGACGAGCAGAATTAGCGAGGCTACCGTTTTCATCGGCATCTGCACAGCTGCTTCTTCGCTTATATTTAAAGGTTTCTTACTCATTTGGTTTTTGTAGTTTATAATCTTTTTTATCTAGTTTCAATGTCGTGTAAGGAGGTCTCACAAAAACAGCCAGTAAACATAACAATATTATCAATATTGCTGTAAATCTGTAGTCCATAATGGGTCTCCATATTACTTTTTATTTTTTTTATTAATAAATAAATTATTCACCTTTGCTATAAGTTTGTCTAGACATTCAAATATTTTATATAAAAACTTATCAATCATCTTTTTTACCATTATTTTCAAAAGACATATCATCTGCATAATCCTTGTAAGATTCATACGTTCTTTTTTTGTCTTTTACTTTTTCCATTTGGTAGAACATTTTATCAGAATCTTCTGTAACCATTCCATTATCTTCTGCATCCCAGTATGTAGTTTGTACTTTATAGTCAGGCCAATCGTTATCAGTAGTGTAGCTATTAATACTCCACAAAATACGATTATTAGGCTGAGCTGCATAATTACCATTATTAAGTTCCAATATATGTGCACACTTGTGTTCTTGAGGAATTTCAGAATGTTCAGTATCCAAGATGTTGACATCTGGATGAGCCCAGTCAATTGTGAATAAATATTTACCATGATAAAATTTTTTATTTAAACCTAAAAATTTACCATTTACACCATCCAACCAATCAAAACAAGTAACACTAGGCCAGTAACTAAAACAATTCCACAATTCCAATTCGTGAACTTGCATATCTGGCACTTTGGTTCTATCAAATTGTTTTTGATAAAATGCTGAGATAGGCAATCTCCAATAACACGCACCATTTGGTAACATAATGTTAAATAGGATAGCCCTACCTGAAATACTGCTAATACTGAAGATAACGCAATCACTATACTGTCCTTTATTTTCTTTAAGGTCATAAAGATACTCCTTTCTTATTTTACAATATATAGGTGGTATGTTAGCATTTAGATAAGACATAGTCTAACACTTCCATCTACGTCTCGCTTGTCTAATTCTTGAATTAGGATCTTTAGCTGCTTTTGGAAATTTTTTCATTTGTCCTAAACTTCTAGCACAAAAACTCTTTCTACGCTTGGCATCTTTTGACCCAGGTTTTACTTTACCAGTTACTGCAGTTTTTAATTTTGATCCTGGATTCATTCTTCTGTAAGCTTTTACTCCAGCTTCAGTCATTCCAGCTCCGCTTTTAGTCGATCTAAAATTTTTTTTATTTCTAGGTGGCATACCACCTTTTCGAAGTTCAATTATATCTGCGTAATAATCTAAATCCATCTTAAGTGAATGTTATAGTTACACCTGTAGTATTAGCAATTGTTGCATGAATACCATCTAAAAATAATATTCCGTTACCAGGTAAATACATATCTAAACCTTCTTCTCCAAATAAATATGTCGCAATAATAGTTCCTGTTGCACCACCACTTCTAAAAATAATAGAACCATCTGTACTATTACCTTTACCTTGAATAGATGTAAGTCTTGCTCTTTTACCAGTAGCAACCATTTGAGTTGTGCCAGTTGCATGTGCAACTGATTGATCTGATGAAAAACTAGACCCACCCATTTAATTACGTATTGGTTGTAGTTAAATTTGGTCCTGAATATTTATCAGTAAGTAATGTATAAGCAGCAACATTAGTTTTTGTTTTACAAAAAATACCTTTTGGAAATAAAATCCCATCATCAGGAAAAGAAAAATTAACTAAATCTCCAGTAGGTACGTCTGCAATAAATAAAGTTGTTCCAGCATTTGAAGTTGTAGTCAATTCTAAAACACCAGCTCCACCCCCATCACTAGCAACAATAATTCCTTTAAGTCTTATTGGTTGTGAAATAATTGCAGCAGCTCCTGCCGCAGCAGTTGATCGAGTAGCTTGTATATCTCCTCTAAACATAAATTCTCCTAAGTTGTGGCTCTCCGAAGAGAGCCACTAATTATTTATTAGCTCCAAGGATTAGCAAATGTTCCATTACCAATCAATTGTGCACTAACTTGCCAGATTAAACCATCAACTGCTCTACATTGGATTTGAGCACCTTCTAGTCCACCTTTAGTTGTAGCTGTTAATGTAAGAGTATCAGTCCCACCTGCATTAAATGCAGTTACAGCTCCTGGATCAGTTGCTGTGTTATTGTAGATTGCCATCCCTCTGAATACATCAGCTGTTGCTCTACCTGCTGCAGTTCCAGCATTTAAAACAAAAGTGTTTCCACCAGTCAAACTTGAAGTAACAATAAATTCGTACATAAGTCCAACTCTGTTTGCATTATTAGGATCTCCTCCTGGGCCTGATGATACACTATCAGCAGTGTCAATAATTGAAGGTAAATTGAATACAGTGTTTGCATCTCCAATTTGGATAATTTTACCTTGGTATCTATCAATACCTGTATTGTCTGTGCCACCATCAACTGTTCCAGTTATTGATTGTGCCATACTTGGACCTGTTCCTATAAAACCATTTAATGATCTTACTGGTCCGTCAAACGTTGTTCTTGCCATAATATTTTCTCCTCTATAGCGGTTAAATAATGTAGTCTCTATAGCGTCTGCCTAGTCAGTCTACAAAATTATTATTTTCTAGGTCTTTTCATTATACAATCATTTTGTATATTATGAAAGACCTCTTAAATATTTAACTAACATAAAAAAAGGGCAGTGCAAATAAATGCACCGCCCTTTTAAAAAAATACGTTTACGTATCTAAGCTATTATGTTGGTAAATTTCCGTTACCAAAAATACATCTTGGATCTGAGAATCCAAAAGAATATCTTTCTCTAGCTTTGAATCTTACGTTTCCAGTATCGAAGTCTCCCTCAATCGCAGTTTTGATTGGCGATCTAACAAAGTGTTTTAGGCCGTTAGGTACGTCAGTCAATAAGAAGAATGAGTCAGTATCAGTTAAGAAGTTATTCACTGAATAACCTTCTGGTACCATTCCCATGCTTACAATTGCATTGATATCATTATCTGCAGTCGAAGTTCTTTGAGGTGATTTCATCAATCTCTCAGCAGTAAATTGTAATTCTTTTGGAATTATCATTTTTCTACCTTGAGCAGCGATTCTTAATCCTCTTTCATCTACGAATCCAGCGATATCGATTAACGATTGCTCTAACGAAGTTTCGTTAAGGTCTGCAGCTACTGCTAAAACGTTTGCGAAAGTACCACCAGTTGCAAGTGGGTGAGAAGCATTAATTAATGATACTCCGTCTCCACCAGTTACTGCGGCTACTTGTGCATTGTTTAATACATTAGCAGCTTTAACTTGCTTCGTGTTTGACATAGATCTTGCAAGAGCTCTTGTGTATCTTGCAGCTAATCTGTCATATAGGTTGTCTTCAATTGCTTCTTCAGTAATAGCAAATGCTAAAGCAATAGTCTCGTGGTTGTATCTAGCTGTGAAAGTTTCACCTGCTTGATCAAACACAACTCCAGCACCTTCTTGTTTAGTTGGTGCAGAAGCGAAACCGCTTAACATTACTTCTTCTTCGAAAGCTCTGTCTGAAGTTTCAGTTACAAAAATCTCCGCATGTTGATTCTCGTATCTGTTATATTCCAGGCCGAATAGTGCATTCAAACCTGGCTCTAGTTCT